TAATTATTCTTGGTTTTGCTGCACACTTTACAAGTGGTAATAACGTTAATACTGTAGAAGATGAAGCGCTATACGACCTTCAGGCTGCTCTAGAGTTAGAAATAGAACGCAGAGGAGCAATAGTACATTGAGTAAAGCGCCAAACATTCGAAAAGGATACCGCAAAAAAAGAGTTGTTAGACCCAGAGAAAAGGACGTAACGGTTGGCTACGACTCTCATTGGGAATATAAACTACATTCTGGCCCATTGTCTGAGTGGGACATCCACACAAAAAAGGTTGACTACGTTGTAGAACACACTTATCATGCAGACTTCGTTAAAGAAATAGACGGTAAAACAATACTTCTTGAAGCCAAAGGACGCTTCTGGGATGCGCCTGAATATACCAAATACGTTTGGGTAGATAAGTCGCTGCCCGAAAACTACGAGCTAGTCTTTTTGTTTTCTGATCCTAATGCGCCAATGCCTCAGGCAAAAAGACGCACAGACGGAACTAAAAGATCTCACGCAGAGTGGGCAAGCTCAAAAGGATTCAGATGGTTTAGTGAAGAGTCGCTGCCAGATGAATGGATCAATCAGGACTATAAAGAAGAAGGACTATGATCGACAGGAAACAAGAACGCTCTAATAAATTTCTTCGCAAGAAAAAGTTTAAGCAAAAAGGAGCGACACCCCCAAAACGAAAGAAACAAAACATTAACTTTAAGGAAGAGTAATGGACTTATATCAACAGTACATCCATAAGTCACGGTACGCTCGTTACCTACCAGAGGAACAGCGGCGTGAGACTTGGGAAGAAACAATAGACAGGTATTTAAACTTTTGGGTAGAGAAGGGCAAACTTACTCTAGAAGACGCTAACGGTATCTTTGCAGACATTCACGACATGAATGTGATGCCCAGCATGAGAGCTTTGATGACTGCTGGTGAAGCACTGGACCGTGATAATGTAGCAGGATTCAATTGCAGTTATTTGCCGATTGACCATCCTAAAGCTTTTGATGAAATGATGTACGTGTTGATGTGCGGCACAGGAGTAGGCTTTAGTGTCGAGCGCCAATACATTAGCAAACTACCGGAGGTAGCAGAAGAATTCCATGACACAGACACCGTTATACATGTCGCCGATAGTAAGATTGGCTGGGCTAAAGCTTACAGGGAACTTGTTAGCCTGCTCTATTCGGGCCAACTTCCAAAGTGGGACGTATCTGGAGTACGACCTGCAGGGGCAGCCCTTAAAACATTCGGCGGTAGAGCAAGTGGTCCAGAACCTCTTGTCGATTTGTTTAAGTTCACCACTGAGATCTTTCGGGAAGCTGCTGGACGCAAACTTAGCTCCATCGAATGTCATGATCTCTGCTGTAAGATTGCACAGATCGTCGTCGTGGGAGGAGTCAGGCGAAGCGCTCTCATTAGTTTATCTAATCTCACTGACGACAGAATCCGAAGAGCTAAGTCAGGCCAATGGTGGCAAGACAATCCTCAGCGAGGACTAGCCAATAACAGCGCATGTTACACAGAGAAACCAGATTTTGAGGCATTTTTAAATGAGTGGAAAAGTTTATACGAGTCAAGGTCTGGGGAACGAGGAATGTTCTCTAGGGTTGCAAGTCAAAAACAGGCTGCAAAAAACGAGCGACGAGATGCTACCTATGACTTTGGAACTAATCCATGCTCCGAAATTATCCTTCGACCCTACCAATTCTGTAATCTATCAGAGGTTGTTGTCAGGTCGTCCGATAGTCTCTCAGACCTCAAACGGAAAGTACGTGTTGCGACTATCCTTGGAACTTTACAAGCTACCCTTACCAACTTTAGATACTTGAGGAAGGTGTGGCAAAACAACACAGAAGAAGAAGCTTTGTTGGGCGTTAGCTTGACAGGCATTATGGATCATCTAACGCTGTCGGGAAGGAGAGATAAGGGTGTACTTAAAACATGGCTCACAGAGTTACGTGAAGAAGCAGTTAAAACTAATGCTGAGTGGGCTAAAAAACTTGGCATTAATCCTTCTACCGCTATTACTGCTGTCAAGCCTAGCGGGACTGTTAGTCAACTTGTTGATAGTGCGAGTGGAATCCACCCTAGATATTCATCTCAATACATTAGACGAGTTCGAGCAGATGCAAGAGACCCACTCTGTACCGTCCTTGAAGCCTCAGGAATACCCGTAGAAGACGACGTTATGTCGCCCAGTACCAAGGTATTTAGCTTCCCGATTAAGTCTCCTGACAAGGCTGTGGTGGCCTCTGAGATGGGTGCTATGGAGCAGTTAGAACTATGGGAAATCTACCAAGACTTTTGGTGCGAACATAAGCCTTCGATGACTTGTTATTATCGTGACGAAGAGTTTCTTGAAGTAGGCCAGTGGCTATATAATAAGTTTGACAAGATTAGCGGTATTTCTTTCTTACCATACTCTGAGCATACGTACCAACAAGCACCGTATGAGCCTATCAGTAAAGAAGAATATACAGAAATGGCCGCTAACTTCCCAACTGAAATGTCTTGGGACATCACAGAAGAGAGTGATATGACCGAAGGCTCACAAACTTTAGCTTGCACTGGTAACAACTGCGAGATATAGTATGAGTGCATGGCACGGCGGGAAGGGTTCGTCCCCCCGCCAAGTAAACAAAAACAAATTTGACTCTAATTGGGATAGAATTTTTAAGGATAAAAAAGATGTTGAATCCAAACCAAATACTGAAGACAATGAGAAGTTATTACGAAGCAGACATAAAAAAACACGCAATGGCGGTTGAAGTTATTATTAGTAATCCTATGGCTTTTCACGACCACGATGCTTTCTACGAGGCTATTGAGTCGCAGCTAAAATTATTAATAGAATCTAAAGATTATCTTGACGGGCTAGACATTGTTCGTATTGAAATGGAAACGCGCAATGGCTAGTAATAAACAGGAAGGGAACCTTGTCGGTTTTAGGATTTTCTTTGATGCTTCTGGAAACTTGATGACTGAGTTAAACAAGATTCCAAAGAGTGAGGTAGATAAAATATTTAAAGAGCCTGAAGAACAAAAAATAATTTCAACAGTTCTTGAGCAGGCTCTTTATAACTTCGAAGGGTTACACGAAAAGATCGAAAACGAACTAGATGCGTTAAACACTAGGACTTTTTAGATCTATGCCTTCGAGTTTTTTGGGCAATCTTCTTCGGCTGCTTGCTGTGTTGTTTGCCCTTTTTTGTATCTTCGCGTTTTTTGCGGGTAGTAGCAGCATACTCTTTAGCTGACAAAGACTTAATAGCTTTTTCAGGTAAGTATCTCTCTCCAGTCTCACTGGACTTCTTGCCCGACTTAGTACGCCACTTTTGTTTTGTCCAAGCCTTAAGAGACTTCTGAGACTTTTTGAGAGCCATTACTTATATCCTCCACCTGCAGCCTTATACTCTTTAGCAAGCATCTGAGCTTTTCGCGCAGACCACTGACCGGGCTTACCACCCTTTGAACCAGCCTTTATCTTATTGAAGAGTCGCTTACGCATAGTAGGCTTGGTATAGTTACCAGCCTCGTTTACTTTAGACTTTGTTTTTCTTTTTGTTGTCATTTTTGACTCACTGGTTGAGTTGTCATGAATCGAAGAACAACAATACCGCTTGCAATTGCACAGCCTACCATAGCCTGAACAGCTGGATTAGCAGGAAGAAAACCTACAAAGCCTTGGAGAACTGAAAGAACAGCAAGAGCAACACCATACTGTACTGTTCGAGATTTAAGTGCTTGTTTGATTGTCATGCTTGCTCCTAATATTTAGTGTATAGCTTACTTACTATCTTACTCGCAGTTTCGGTGAATAAAAAAGGAAAAACTGCATGAACTGCACACGTAATCCCTCCTAAAAACAGCCAGCCTGAAAACATAGCTGCTCGCTTTAAGTGCTGCCAATATGTTTCATTAGCAGACTTTGGATGCTTGGTAAATAAATCTACTACCATTTGACTTTATCAGCCCAGTAAGCCGCTGACATTTTTCCTTTGGCTATGTTCTTAGCATGTCTTGCCTTGAACGACTTTCGCTTTGCTTTCATGCGCTCTGACTCTCCTGCTTTTGGTTTGCCTGCAGTTTTCGCGCCTTTTTCACCAAAGCGTATTGTTTTAATTTTATCGCCTTCTTTTGCCACCACGATGTGTGACTTTGTTTTGTGGTTAGGTGTGCGTTTCGGTTTGTTGTATCCACTTACTCCTGCCCTTTCTAGCCTTGAATCTTTTTTCTTAGTCATATGCTTCTCCGGTGCGAATCATTTCAGTTACTTCCACTGCACGTTGACCAACTTGAACAGCCCACCGACTATCCAAAAATTCATCTGCTGCTTCCTCGTAGTTATGAATTGCCATAGCCGCAAGCGCATTTTCAAACTTTCGAAGACGTGTGAGGCCTAAGTTAAAACATAAGTTTACCATTGCTTCGCGTCGAACTTGAGTAAGATCTTTGAACCATGTAAAAGCAGCATCAAGCTCTTCAATACAACGCTGAATATCGTTCATCAAAAGGTAGTCTACTTCATCGTGTGTTAACCCTAGGCCAACATTCTGCTTAATACAGCGCCCTACGCCAATAGTTTCATAGCCAAGGTGGTCTTTGTATACATAGTATTTAACGCCTTCATGACGCTTTAAAGTATCAATGAGTCTTTGCATTATTATTTTTCTCCATCTTGATAGAAGGGGCTAAGACCTTGCTCTATTCTTTGTAAAGCATGTTGCTTTGCTTTCATAATAATAGACTCAGGAATGTTCTTAGCGTTTCCTTCAAGCTCCATGTTTGCTAAAGTTTCTATTTCTTTTTTAGTAAGAGTAGGAACCATTGCAGGCACTTCCATTTCTTTGCCGTTTATTTCCATGCCTACAGAAACTTCTGTCATGATGCCGCCTTCAACGTTGTTTTTTACTGGCCCTAAAAAACCTTGTGCAGACTTTTTACTTCCGTCCGACCTATACATGCTAGGATCTTCAACGCTTCCACCGACTTGATAGCCACGTCTTGCTTTGCTTTCTTGGGGCGTGTAGTACATAACTTCCTTGTTATTAATCATCTTCATAATTTTTCTTTCAGCTTCCTCACGGGTACTAGCATCAAGATTAAACCCCTTGTTATTATTTTCGATGTCCATTGGACCACCTTTAAAATCAAACTCAACAAACTCTCTTGCGTTAATAGCAAACTGAGAAGCTTTAGGATAGTTAGACTTTTTAGCTAACCAGCCTAGTGCTAAGTGCCTTGCAGCATCTCCTCGCCCATCAAGCTGTTCAGCCTCTGGGAATTTTTTATCAAGGCTTTTGGCCCAATCAAGATCCTGTTTAGAAACTCCAAGGGCTTTTGTAACTTTATCAACAATCCCACCCTCGTTAAATAACATGCGCTTTTCAGGGTCTTCTTCATCTACGAAGGCTGAACCAGCTTGGATGTTGTAAGGCAGTCCTGTCATCTTGTCGATGCGCTCGTCAGGCTCTAGCGGGGCGTTAGGAACCATTACACGGCCACCCTTAGCAAAGCCTTCACGCTTTCTATCAAAAGCTTCTTCACGCTCTTCAGGCGTTACAGGCATAAGCGGAGTGCCTATCATGTTACCATACGATCTAAATATATCGTTTAGCACTGGACCTTCCATGCCTACCTTTTCAATAAAGTTAAGGGTCTTGCCAAAAGAATATTTTTCTGGCTTAAATCTACCTGAAAGTAAAAAGCCTATGTCTTTATTAGAAAGCCCGTTGTCCTTCATTACCTCAATGGTTGTTGAAGTGCCTAACAAAGTTTCAGCAGCCATTGCATTTTCATACATGTCTTGCTGTAGCTTATACAAAGCTTCTTGTCGTTTGATTTGATTTTCGTATGCAGCTTCAGCTTTCATAACATAAGTAGGCGTTGAAGAGATAACTTCTCTTTTTAGTCTGTTATACTCTTTTATTTTATACATCAAGGCGCTAGAAGCATCAAACTCTGAAAATCTTGCTCCTGTTAGGTTAGTAACAAGCTCTGCTTGCAGGCTCTTAGGCTTACCTGTTGTTCTGTTAGGTGTTTCAAAATATGCATCATAAACACCTTTACCGCTAGATGCACTTCCGGGAAGAAATGGATCTACAATTAAAGTAAAAGCAGCAATAGCTTTTTCTGTATTGTCCATGCCTTGTACAAAAACTGGTAACCCTTTTGATGTGCGTCCATCCCCTGTCCCAGCTACGTACAACTCGCGCAAAGATTCAGTCACCATTGACTCGCCTAAATAAGGCGTAAGCAATTTACTCGTTGCATCTAAAATTGCATCACCAAGATAAGTATCTAATTCTTCACCACGAAGCTCACCAGATTGAATTCGATCTAGCGCTGCCATCACAGGCTCTTTTAAAGGCGAGTAAGAATCAATAAACTGAGTATCGTTGGTATATATTTTATCGCCTACACGCACAACATTTTTAGGTGCATCAGACCAAGGAGTTCTTGAAAGCGTTTGAATAGCTTCTGATTCTTCTTCGTTAAAGCCTGCAAACTGTGCTGTTTGAGTTGCAACAAAACTAGGCGCTG